TCTATAATGAAATAGTTAAAGATAGTTCATTCAGTTATGGTAAGTTTAGTAACCCAGATTACCCTATTCACTTACAACAATCATGACACAATCACAATGGACATTACTAACAATCAGTGGTATAATATTCGTAGTTAGTGTTAATGTATGGGCAGCAAAGAGAGATGCAAAGTTATTAGAAACATATACAGAATCATCCGTTATATACAAACAACTACCTGTAATCCCTTATTCTGAATCACAATGAACACAACTATTCGTTACTGGTACAATGATAATCAACAGTGTAAATATGCAAGGTTTCCGACTTATCAACAGGCATTAGATTTCATTCAGTTACTATCAACAATTGATGTAAGATCTGAGGTTAAGTTATACTGAAGAACATGGAGTTTTCCACAGTTTCTATTACTTTCTGTGGAAAACTTATCATTTATGTGTTACTTTTCCACAATTAATGGTTAAATTAATGTATAAGTGTTTTCTAAACCTTTTCCACAATGTGTTATAAATAGAGGGTTAATCTGTGGAAAAGGTGTTAAGAATGTGTGGAAAATGTGTGGATAAGTGATAGTTTGGTAGTGATGTAAGCGAGCACAGTATAACACGAACTCGCTTTAATTGTCAAACCCTCGATAATATTTTGTAACCCTAATCGTTTTTTCGTTATATCAGGGTTTCGTTATAAATATACACACTAATTGACTATAACCCTTATTAATGTTAGACTAACTCAGTAACACTCACACGGCACTAATCCTATGTCAGTTCTTTACAGTCAAGCACAAAAGAGTAAGTATAGAATAACACTGGAAGTTGATGCACTAGATGACTTTAATCCACATCAAATTGACTGGAGAAAAGTATTAGATATGCAAGACAATGAGTCCGTTGAAAGTGTTATCGAAGACATGAGTAATCCTGTCAGTTGGTAATAACAGGGGGACGCATAAAGCGTATGTTAAGTATAGACCAGTTCACTCAAGTCTCTAAAAGGTCAGTGTTACTTAAGTAAACCAATTTCAATCTTTATTATGTCAAACAGCAGCACACAGTTTGTATCATCGAACTTTGCAGAATTTCTTTTAGATAATGCAAACAATGGTAATGAAATCCTATCAGTTCTAGATGATATTGTAGAGGGTGCAGATACAGTGTTATAAATGATAAGAACTGTGAGGGGGCAGTTAGTGTTACTTTCCCCTTTACACAGTTGTTGACATTTAGCAGTGTAATATGGTATAATTGTTATATCCGTGAATGAGCAGTGTTTTCCCGTTCGTTTATATTTTGTGCGGGGCGGCGTTGTTAAAAAACGATAAGTCCCTAACCTACAAAAGTGGGTACATGCGAGAGTTGTATATAAAAAAAGAAAAAAAATTTCCCCTATATAAAAAAATTCCTCTTAGGTTTTTTTCGACCATAGGGGTTTTTTCATATTCGCCTACTTAAAGATATGCATTCTACTTACCACATCTACGCAAAAGAGACGGTATTATATTGTAATATTTCAGAGAAAGATTTCAAAGAGAAGTGGGAACTACTACAAGTAATGGTAGGGTTACTGAAGACAGAGTATTCTACCAGCGACTTGTCGTACATCAGATTGAGTGGAGATGGTTCGGTTATCCAGAAAGAGTTATGGGAAGAAGATTCATATTGACATTCTACATATATCAGTCTATAATGATTATGTAATTACAACACGCTATGGCAAAAGGATTTACAGTTAAAGCCAATGCACCCAAACCCAAGAAGCAAGAGGAGTGGGACATTGATGCGATTAAAGGAAGAATGAAAGGAAAGCAGATAGTATTCTGTCTTCCAGGTCGTGGAGTATCATACATCTTTCTGAAGAACTTCGTGCAGTTATGCTTTGATATGGTTCAGAATGGTATGTCTATCCAGATATCACAGGACTATTCTTCAATGGTTAACTTTGCAAGATGTAAGTGTCTTGGAGCAAATGTACTCAGAGGTCCAGATCAGATACCTTGGGACGGTAAATTAGAATACGACTACCAGTTATGGATTGACTCGGATATTGTCTTTGACACTAACAAGTTCTGGCAGTTGTGTGATATGATGGTTCCAGAGGATGCAGTGAATGAAGACGGTACAGTAGATGAAGAGAAGACTCAGGATATTGTTTCTGGATGGTATGCAACAGAGGATGGCAAGACTACATCTGTCGCACACTGGTTAGAGGAAGATGATTTCCGCAAGAATGGTGGAGTGATGAATCACGAAACCGTCGAAAGTATCTCGAAAAGAAAGAAACCTTTCACAGTAGACTACGCAGGTTTCGGTTGGTTGATGATTAAGAAGGGAGTATTTGAAGCAGAGGCAATGAAGTATCCTTGGTTTGCTCCAAAGATGCAAGTCTTTGAATCAGGTGCGGTACAAGATATGTGTGGAGAGGATGTAAGTTTCTGTTTAGATGCAATCGAAGCAGGATTTGATATCTTATGTGACCCTCGTATTCGTGTAGGGCACGAAAAATCTCGTATTATATAAGGTATGTTATTTCTTTCGTATCTCGGTTTAGCAGCGATTCTCGCAATATGCGGTTTCGCTTGGTATATCAAAACTTATAACCCGCATTAAATATGGCACAATCAGTTAGTTGGAATTCTGAACAAAATATAGAATCAAAACCAAAAAAGACTCGTCAAGGAAAAGGTAAACACACTACCTACGGGGCGACCTCTCGTAATAAGAGTAAAAAACGGTATCGTGGACAAGGACGATAAATACAAGGGACTCGAAAGAGTCCTTTTTTTATTGGAATATTTCAAATGAAAGATTTTTTAGACAATCTGGGTAATCATCAACATCAAAAGATGCTACGAGAGATAGCAAATGACGACCAAACACCTAAAAAAAGAGATGTACGGGTAGAAAATGACCTATATGAACCTGATGGACTCGATTATGAGGTGGATTTAATGCATAATGGACCTCATTCTACTAACCTTCAGGAATTTTAGTAAGAAACCCCTATAAATAAAAGATAATCGGTGTATTATAGTGCCTCTACAACGGGTAAGTCAAAGTTTTAAAGATATAAGTATGTCATTTGGGGCAAACCCACTGACAAATGACCTTATTGCGATAAAAAATGCGAATGCAATTTCTAGATCAGTAAGGAATATTGTTATGACCATACCTGGAGAGAAACCTTTCAATCCAGACTTTGGTTCTAACGTTAGAAATCTCTTATTTGAGAACATGGACTCCATTACTGCGGGTCTTATTGTTGATGAAATAAGAACTTCTATTCAAAATTATGAATCAAGAGTGGAATTGATGACTGTAGAAGCATTCCCTGACTTTGACAACAACTCTTATGATGTAAATATCGTATATGATATTATAGGTGCTGATATACCACCACAAGAATTACAATTTGCTTTAGAATCAACTAGGTAAAATGCCGTTAGTTAATTTCTCTAACCTAGATTACGATCAGGTTAAGACAACTCTTAAGGAGTATTTGCAGACAAACGCTAATTTCACAGATTATGACTTCGAGGGGTCTAATCTATCAACGATTTTAGATGTTTTAGCATACAATACTTACATTACTTCGTACAATGCCAACATGGTAACGAACGAAGTGTTCATTGATAGTGCAACTCTGAGAGAAAATGTTGTTTCGTTAGCAAGAAACATAGGTTATATACCCCGTTCAAAGACAGCAGCAAGAGCAACGGTCAGTTTTACGGTAGATTTGACCTCAGTTACACCTGCTCCATCATCTTTAACACTTAGAAAAGGTCCAGTAGCATCAACAACAGCATCTTTTGGTAATCAATCCTTTATTTTCTCAATTTTAGAGGATATTACAGTTCCAGTTTATAATGGAGTAGCATCATTTAGCAATATTAACGTATATCAGGGTACACTTTTATCTAAAGACTTTACTTTTAGCAGTGCAGACCCAAATCAGAAGTTTATTTTACCAAATTCTGGTATTGATACTGATTTAATTACTATAACAGTCAAAAATAATGAGCAATCGACGACTGGAACCAAATATGCTTATCAAAATAGTCTTTTTGACCTTGATAAAAACTCATTAGTCTATTTTTTACAAGAAATTAGTGATGAAAGGTATGAAATCTTCTTCGGAGATGGGATTTTTGGAAAATCTTTGACTGGAGGTAATTTTATTACTGCAGAATACATTGTTTGTAACGGAGATAGTGCAAATGGTGTTAGTGGATTCTCATTTTCAGGAAAATTGAGTTATAATCGCAATAATTTAAACTATTCTGTAACAAGTGGCATCTCTTTACTTACAACTGGACTTGCTTCAAGCGGAGGAGAGGAAATTGAGAGTGTTGAATCGGTTAAAAGGTATGCACCACAGATTTATGCATCACAAAATCGTGCTTTAACCTCAAATGACTATGAAACATTAATTCCATCACGAATTTATCCCGAAACTGAGTCAATTTCAGTCTTTGGAGGTGAAGAATTGATTCCTCCTCAGTATGGAAAGGTCTTTATAAGTATAAAACCAAGAACAGGTGACTTTTTACCTAATTTAATCAAAGAAAATATCAAAACCAAACTTAAAAAGTATGCAGTTGCTGGAATTGTCCCAGAAATTCTTGATTTGAAGTATCTTTACCTTGAAGTTGACTCAAAAATTTATTATAACACTAATTTAGCACCTAATTCTGCATATGTTTCTACTTTAGCAACTCAAAATACCACAAAGTACGCAGAATCAACTGAATTAAATAGATATGGGGCAAGATTCAAATATAGTAAATTCCTTAAGGTGATTGACGATAGTTCAGATGCTATTACTTCCAACATTACAACAATTCAAATCCGTAGGGACTTAAGAGTTGTAATTAATTCCTTTGCTGAGTACCAAATTGGATTTGGTAATGAATTTTATATTAAGAGTATGGATGGGTACAATATTAAGTCTACTGCTTTTAGGGTAAGTGGATATACGCAAGATTTATATCTTTCTGATGTACCTAATACAGACAAAGAAACAGGTTCACTCTTTTTCTTTAGTCTTCCTTCTCCAAACTCAACAAGTCCATCAATCGTAAAGCGAAATGTTGGAACTATTGATTATAAGAAAGGAATTTTGACCATTAATCCAGTTAATGTATTATCTGGTAAGATGAAAGATGGTCAACCTATTATAGAAATATCTGCATGTCCCAAATCTAATGATGTTGTTGGATTACAGGACTTATATTTGCAACTAGATATAAGTAACAGTAATTTTGAAACAGTTGTTGATGATATTGCTTCAGGGTTAGACCCATCAGCATCAAACTATATTGTAACCTCCAGCTACCATAACGGTACACTAGTAAGATCATAAAATGTCAATAAAAAGAGTTCAGTTTAATAATATAGTACAAAACCAACTTCCTGAATATGTCAGGGATGAATTTCCGTTGGTTTCTGACTTTTTAAAGACATATTATATTGGAAATGAATATCAGGGTGCTCCTGCTGATTTAATTCAGAATATAGACCAATATTCTAAAATAGATGAACTTACAAACCTAGTTGACTTTGTTACATTAGGTAGTGCAATTACAGAAATAGATGAAACGATTTTAGTTGATGTTGCAACATATCCTCAAGGAACTAAAGGATTTCCAGATACTTATGGTCTGCTAAAAATTGATGATGAGATTATTACATATACTGGAAAAACAGATGTTTCTTTCACTGGTTGTGTTAGAGGATTTTGTGGAATATCTTCTTATAAATCAGATACTAATCCAGATGTACTAGTATTCAATTCAACGACCTCTGAGACGCATACAAAGGGGTCTCAGGTCACTAATCTAAGCAACCTCTTTCTCAAACAATTCCTTCTAAAAACCAAATATCAACTATTACCTGGACTTGAAGATAGAAGTTTACATTCTGACCTAAATCAGAACGTTTTTATTAAGCAAGCAAAGGACTTTTATCTAAGTAAGGGTACTGACCAATCTTTTGAGATTTTATTTAAAGCTTTATATGATGAAGAAGTAAAAATCATTAGACCAAGAGAATTTTTATTTACTCCATCTAATGCACAGTATAAAGTAACCAATGATTTAGTTGTTGAAGCAATTGAAGGAGATCCAGTAGATTTAGAATTATCAACACTATTCCAAAATCAATATGGTGCTGATATTGAAAAAGCATATGCTCCTATTACTAGTGTAGAGAAAGTTTTTACAGGAACTGCAACTACAGCATATAAACTAAGTGTTGATGGTGGATATAATAGAGATGCCAGGGTTGATGGTGCAATGTATGGTGCATTTTCTATACACCCTAAAACTAAATTAATTGGACAAGTAAGTGCTGGTACTACTACGCTTGATGTTGACTCAACTATCGATTTTGCATCTTCAGGTGAATTATCGGTAGTTTATAATGATGCTACAGCAGGAATTGTTACTTATGCATCAAAATCTACAACTCAATTCTTTGGATGTAGTAATATTACAGGTATTATAGAAGATGCTACAAATATTGGAATTAATACCTATGCATATGGAACTTCTTTTTCAGATCCTACTAAAACTATTAAAGTAAGAGTTAATAATGTTTTAGATAAACTAGAATACTCTAATAAGACTAAAGGTTATTCTAAAGGTAATACTGCTAGAATAAAAACTTTAGGTACAAATGTAAATACTTCTAAAGGTAAAAATTGGTTTTATAATGTATCTCCAAGTTATAATGTCACTAAAGTAGTATTAATTGATAGTACTGATTTAAGTTATGAAGTAACTACTAGTGTAGATACAATTTTTAAAATAGGTGATAGTGCTACTATTAAAGGAACTGATGGAATTGATAGATTAACTACTATCATCTCTTTAGGTGCAGCAAATTCATTTATTATTAAAGGACAAGGAAATCTTATAGTAACTCAAAATTATACTATTCAACGTAATTTATCTAAAGGTAGGTCAAATACTTTTAGTAATCTAGAAAGATATTCTACTAATATTCAGAACCTTTATAAGAAAGGGACTGATTTAATAGTAACATCCCCATCTATTCCTTCATATAATGATCAACCATTAAATGTTTCTACTAGGTCTGCAGTTTTTTCAGGTACATTCCGAGGAGATACTTTTAAAATTTCTAACCAGGAGCATGGATTCTATACTGGTGATGCAATTTATTATGTTCCTCAAAAAGTTCCTTACACTTATTATGATTCATTCTATCAGACAAAGGAAGGTACAAGAGTTAACTCATCATTATTTACTACAGATTTAGAATTTATAATAACAGGTAATAATAATGGTGTTGATGTATCTGATAGAATACCTCCTAATGAAGGATTGTATTTTGTTAAAAGGATAGATTCTACAACAATTAAACTATCAATGAGTAGGTCAGACCTTAATAAGTCTGTTTTTGTATTCTTAGATAATACTACTGTTGTAACTGATAATATAATCGAACCATATGCACTTAGAAATAGTACATTAGAATCACAAGAACTTGTAAAAGAGATAAAACTTCCAACTGATGATGGAGTTGTATACCCAACTACACCAGGAAGAACAGGTATTTTAATAAACGGTGTTGAAATATTAAATTACAAGTCAACTGATTTACTTACTTACGGAAAAATTAATTCTATTGATGTTGTTAGTGCTGGAAATAATTATGATATTATAAATCCTCCTCTTTTAAATATTAATGATACTGTTGGAACGGGAGCAACGGGATATCCTGCTATTTCAGGTTCTCTACAACAAATTCAGGTTATAGACCCTGGTTTTGATTATACAGAAACACCTATTGTTAATATCACTGGTGGTGGTGGAGAAGGGGCAGTTGCTTCTGTAAATATGAAATCTATCATTCATAAGGTTTCATTTAATTCAGGTGTGCCTTTTGCTGGTGCTGCTTCTACATCTTCAATTAATATTACAAATAATACTATTGGTTTTGGGGAAGTTTATCATAAATTTAGAAATGCTGAAGAAGTAATTTATAATTCAGACGGACAAAGGGCAATTGGTGGACTTATAGATGGGTCAAGTTATTTTGTAAATGTTATAGATGCATATAATGTAGGAATTCATTCTACATATACTGCTGCTATTACTGGTTCTAATCCAATATCTTTAACCGAATATGGTATTGGTAAGCAAATACTAAGGTCGGTCAATACAAAGTCAGTTATTGATTCTATTAATGTCATTAATGATGGAAGTAATTATCAAACTAAAAAGAGAACAGTTCAACCGATAGGAATTAGTACATCTCTTGATAGTATTAATATTGATAATCATGATTATAATTCTGGAGAGGTTATTAGATATACAACCGATGGAACTATAATAGAAGGTCTAGTTCATGGATCTGAATATTATGTGACATCAGTTGATAAAGATACTTTTAAATTATCTCTAACAAAAGACTTATATGATACAGAACAGTATGTTAATATTACATCAAAAGGTGAAGGTACTCAGACATTTAATTACCCTGAGATTAGTGTTAATTTAGTTGGTAGTGTTGGAATAGATCCTGTAGGAACTGAAACATTTAAAGCAAAAATTCAACCAATTTTTAGAGGAGAAATTACCTCTATACATTTATCTCATAATGGTTCTGGATATGGTTCTGCAGAAGTTATTAATTTTAATAGAGAACCATTTGTTGCATTTATTTCAGGAAGAGATGCACAACTACAACCAATTGTTAGTGATGGAAAGGTTATTGATGTTATTATTTTAAATTCTGGTAGTGATTATAACTCTCTTCCCGATTTAGTAATAGATGGAGTTGGTATAGGTGCAATATTAACACCAGTTATTGAAAACGGTAAATTAATTGATGTTAAAATTATCTCTGGAGGAATGGGATATGTACAAGCATCTACTAATATCACCGTTTTAAATTCTGGAAATGGTGTTAAATTAAAAACTAATATACAAACTTGGAGAATAAATTTATTTAATAGAGATCCTAATTTTACAGCAGATGATGGATTTATTACTAAAGGTAATATGGGTCTTCAGTATACTCATTTGTATGCACCAAGAAAACTTAGAGAAGTAATATATTCAGTAGACCAGTCTGGTAGAAGTTTATATGCAAGACCAGATTTAAGAAGAGTAAACAATACTGAAGTTGCGTCAGAATTCCACTCTCCTATAATTGGATGGGCATATGACGGCAATCCAATATATGGACCATATGGTTACCTTACAAATGAAGGTGGAACAATTGCTCAAATGCGGTCTGGATATTCTTTAGATATAAAAGAAGGTAGACCATCTACTGCTGTTTATCCAGAAGGATTTTTCATTGAAGATTTTACTCATAAGGAAGTTAATGATAATGCAGTATTAGATAAAAATAATGGAAGATTCTGTGTTACTCCAGATTATCCTAATGGGACTTATGCTTACTTTGCAACTGTTGATAGTTCTGAAGCTGCATCATCAGGACCATTTGATGGATATAAAGAACCAAAATTCCCATATTTAATAGGAGATAATTATAATTCTACTCCAAACGATTTTAATAATGATATTTTATCAACACAAGATGTATTTGATTTTGATGGATGGTCTAGGAATACTCAACCTTATAATTTAATTGATAAAGAACTTAATTATAAGTATCTTTCCATTCCAAACAATTTATTACAAACTGTTGATATTAATGGAGTATTTCCAGGTACTGTTGATGGTATTGGAATTCAAACTGGTGGACAATTCTATAGAGTTGGTGATAAAGCAGTATTTGATAATACTAATACTCTTGGTTTGGGTGCTGCTGCTAAGGTATCACATCTAGATGGAAAAACTGTAAGTAATGTAAGTGTTGCAAGTAGTGTTATTACTGGTGTAGAAATATATCCATCTGATGCTGACGGAGAATATGAAATAGTATCCCCCAACCCTCATAATTTCTATAATACTGAATTAGTTAAAATTAGTGGATTATCTACAACTTCATCTAAGATTGGTGGTGTTTATAATGTGGGTGTTAGTACTAATACCTGGTCATTGACAGGTGTTGGTGATACTACTATAGGTGTTAAATCAGTATCAGTAACAGGAATAGTTACTTTCTTAAATGTTGCTGGTAATTTATCTAATAGTAGAATTAGAAGTAATGATATTATTGGAATTGGAGCAGAAAAAGTAAAAGTCTTAAACATAGAACCTTTATATTCTAGAATTAGAGTATTGAGAGAAATAGATGGTACTGTTGGAGTATCACATACAGTAACAACAGTTCTTTATGAACAACCCAGAAGATTTACTGTTAATGCGGGATTTAATACAACTTATGACTTTAAAGTAAATAAAGAAGTTTATTTTAACCCTACTCATACAGTGGGATTAGGAACTCTTACTGGAGTTGGTGTAGGAACTGTTATTGGTCTTAATAATCCAGGTGCAGGTATAACTGAAATCTTTATTCCTACAAAATCACTTTATATTCCAAATCATGGATTAGTAACTGGAGATAAATTAGAATATTCTACTAATACTGGTCTTGGTATTTCTATTGCTTATGATTCCAATTTAGCAATAGCAACTTTACCTTCTACTGTTTATGTTGCAAGAATTAGTAATGATTTAGTTGGTTTAGCAACTGTAAGAGTTGCTCTTGGTTCAACTGGCACATTTAAAGGAATTGATAATGGATTTGCAAATTCTACAACATTATTCTTTACTGGAATTGGTACAGGAACATATCACAGTTTTAAAACTACTCATGAACCAATAACTGGCGAAATATCCAAGCATATTGTTACTGTCTCTTCTGCACAGACACATGGATTGACAAATAACGATATAGTTAATGTTTCTGTTAATCCTATTACTTCTAAAACCTTTACGGTAAAATATAACAAGTATAATAGACGACTTGTAATTAATCCTACAACGGTTACTGCTGCTAATATAAACACAACAGAAAATTCCTTTACATTAGCAAATCATGGATATGAAACTGGCGATAAGGTTATTCATACTGCAAGTGTATCATCAGGTGGACTTATTAATGATGCAATTTACTTTATAGTAAAGGTTGATAATAATACATTTAAATTATCCAATACTTATTATAAATCAACACAATTAAAACCTGTAATTATTAATATTACAAGTGCTCAGGATGCAACATTTAGTTCTATCAATCCACCATTAAAATTATATAAAGATTCTACTGCTATTTTTGATTTATCTGATTCTTCTCTTGGTTATACAAATCAAGGTGCATCTTATCCTGCATTTAAATTCAATCTTTATTCTGATAAAGACTTTACTGAATTATGGAATACAAGTAAAACAACTAGAAATTTTGAAGTTCAGAGAACAGGTATTGTTGGTGTAGATGGTAAAGTTACTTTAAAAGTAGATGGTAATATACCTGAAATTCTATTTTATAAGTTACAACCTATTTCTGAGAATAATTTACCTGATTTATATAAAAATATTATTATTGACCCAGTAATTTCTAATAGTGAATTACAAGTCAATAATAGTCTTTATAATGGTCAATATAATATTACTATTGGTTCTACAAGTTCATTTAAATATTCTATACCAAATGCACCTGAACAATCCTCTTATACATCATCTTCTTCAGATTTAAAATATAATACCGAATCTACGAGTGCTTTTGGTACTATTAATAAGTTTGAAATTATTAATAAAGGGCAAAATTATTATTCTCTTCCTGGTATTTCTAGTATTACTACTAAGAGTGGTAAAAATGCTTTAGTTGAAGCATCTAGTGATTCTATTGGAGTAATTTCAAGAACTAAAATTAAAGATATTGGATTTGATTATCCTTCCGATCCCACATTATTCCCTAGTGTTAATTTACCACAATTTGTTACTATTAGAGATCTTGCATCTTTAGAGTCTGTTGGAGTAACATCAGTTGGAAAAGGATATGGTATTGCACCAAAATTAATTGTTTTAGATGGAGAAACTAAAAAAGAAGTACCTGACGTTGATTTAAAATATACTTTAGGTAATTCTAAGATTGAAATTCTTAGGAATACTACAGGCATGTCTATGTTGCCTCCAACTATTCTTCCAACTGAAAATTCAAATGGTGTAGGAATTAATACTATTTCATATAATCCAAATACAAAAGATGTGACAGTAGAATTGAATGTTGGATTTAGTACTGCTGATACCTTCCCATTTAATGTAAATGATAAAGTAATCGTAGAGAATGTAAGTGTTGGAGTTGGTTCAACTGGATTGGGTTATAACTCTGTAAATTATGATTATACGTTATTTACAATTAGTCAAACTCATCCAAATATAGGTGGAATTGGAGCAACAGTTACTTATAATATGGGTAACTTAATTGGTGCTGGTAAAACTATTGGAGAATTTGTACCTGCTAATTCTGCTGGAAGAATTGTTCCTGAAAAATACTTCCCTGTATTTGAAACTACATTAACAACTAATGAATTCTTTGTGGGAGAAGAAGTTAAATCTAATTCTGCAAATGGATTTGTTGAATCTTGGGATACAAATGATGGAATTTTAAAAATATCATCACAAGATGATTTTGTAATAGGTGAAGTAATTAAAGGTTCTTCTTCTAATACTCAGGGTATTGCATCATCAATAACTTCATATGATGCTTACTTTAAATTAAATGCCTTCTCTAAAGTAGAGAAAGGAAATGAAACTGACTCTGGTGTTCTTAATTATAATATGCAAAAGATTCAGGATAGTTTCTACTATCAGAATTTCTCATATTCTTTAAGATCTAAAGTTGATTTTGATACTTGGGATGATTTAGTAAGTAGTGTTAATCATACTTTAGGATTTAAGAAATTCTCTGATTATCAATTAGAGACTAATGCAGAAAATAACATGACAGTTGGGTTATCTACTAACTTAACTTCATTTGAAGTAGTTAATGATTTAATTGGTCATGGAGATTTGAATTGTGATTATGACTTTGATTTAGTAAAAGAAAATTCATTAACATTAGATTTAAAGATAGCATCTGATGAATTAGTCTTTAATAGTAGAGTTCTTACTGATTACTTTGAATCTATAGGTAATAGAGTACTTTCAATTGATGATATTAGTCCACAATTTAATAGTCATCCTAGAGCAACAGCATTTAGTGTTGCTGCTTCATTCCCATTATCAGATGTCCGTTCTCAAAAATATATTACTTATGTAAAAGATAAAAGATTCTTAGGACAAAGACAATTAATGGTTGTTGATATTGTTCATGATAGTTCTATAGGATATATGAACCAGTATGGTAGAGTGGAGACTCAATATGACCAAGGTTCTTTTGATTTCAATATTGCTGGTAATAATGGACAGTTATTATTCTATCCTACAAGGTCTGCAGTTAATGACTATTGGGTCATGGCTCTTTCATATAATTTAAATGACAACTTCTTATCTGTTGGTGCTACAAGTTTTGGTGGAGTTGTAACTCTTGATTCTCAAAGTGTAC